ACATAGATAAAGTTTATCTTGGTTTTTTAGCAGAACACGTTGAAAAATACAATTGCAGAGATGCAATAGATTTGTGCTTAACAGAGCTTGGCATAATTGATAAGGCAGAAGTTGTATTGTTAGACAGCAGAACAGAAAATCAACCTCACACCGTTTACGAGGTTATAAAAAAAGCTGACATACAAGGTCAGGTTGTAATAAAAGAAGTAGACAACCGCTTTAAATATAACGTCGAAGATGGCAACTTCATGTGTTATTATGATTTAAATAAAACAACATCAATCAATCCATCAAACAAAAGCTATATAACCATAGGTGAAGATGGCTACATTTCTGGTTTAGTGGAGAAAAAAGTTATTTCTAATACTTTTGGATGTGGCAGCTATTCATTTGAAAATAGTGAAGACTACTGCGAATACTTTGAAAAAATGTCTACTAACAAAAACTTATATTTGTCTGATATCATTAAAAAAATGATTGATGATGGCTTTAAATTTAAGCCAGTAATGGTTTCGGAATACATGGATTGGGGAACTAAGGAAGATTGGTTTAATTACGTTAGGCAGTATAAAACTTTATTTGTAGACGTTGACGGGACGCTAGTTAAAAGTTCTGGCAAATATACCCCTCCACATTGGGGAGAAACTGAGGCTATAAAAGAAAATGTAGAATTCTTAAATAATCTTTATGATACAGGAAAAGTTTATATTATTCTAACAACAGCCCGTCCATCTTCAGCCAGAGATGTTACGATTGAACAAATGAAGAGAGAGGGTATCAAGTATGATAATATTATTTTTGATTTGTTTCATGCAAATAGAACCTTGATAAATGATTATGGAACCTCTAGCCCATATCCCACATGTGATGCAGTTAACATAGTCAGAAATTCAAATGAATTAGAGCGATTTTTAAAGGACTTGGGTAAATGAAAAAAATATTAATAACAGGCGGTGCTGGTTTTATAGGATCACAATTAGGCTACCATTTACATAAAAAAGGATATGATGTAATTCTTTTAGATAACATGAGTTATGGCAATAGCGATAATTTAGAAATACAGGGCAAAACATTTGGCAAATTTATAGAAGACGATATCAGAAATAAAAGCATTTTAAAACACACGAAAGATGTGGATTATATATACCATTTCGCAGGTATAGCACCCCTACCCGATTGTCAAGAAAACCCAAAAGAGGCGATAGATGTCAATGTTTCAGGAACAGCAAGTGTCCTTGAGGCAGCTCGCATCAATGGAGTTAAAAGAGTTATATTTTCATCTACAAGTGCAGTATATGAAAATCATCTAGAATTTCCCGCGAAGGAAAATGACGATGTATTTCCTGATTTAATTTATGCAACAAGCAAAAAACAATCTGAGTTGTTATGTAGATCTTTTGCTAATGTTTACAATTTGCCTATAGTAATATTAAGATTTTTCAACGTGTATGGACCACACCAAGACTTTAGAAGAAAACATCCACCGTTAACAGGGTATTTAATGAAAACCTTTTTACAGAATAAAATTCCTACTTTATTTTCAGATGGAGAACAAAGGAGAGATTATGTTTACATTGATGACTTGATCAATATTTGTGAAATTGTAATGACGCACGACAAGGCGGTTGGTGAAAACTTTAATGTTAGCTCTGGCAAAACTTATTCAGTGAATGAAATTTACGAGAGTGTAGCAAAGTGCTTTGGTGTAAAATCTAAACCAAATTATAATACTGCCTCAAATTTTTGGGACGCATATCCTCATCTTTTTGAAGGGGAATATAAACTTAATAAAGATAGATTAGAAAAAGAAGTTTTAAAATATTGCTTAGGAGATACCACCAAGTCAAAAGAATTTTTAGATTGGAAAGCTAAAACAACGCTAGATGATGGCATGGAAAAGTGTGTTGAACATGCAAAAAAAATAGGCTTATGAAAACAGCGGTATGCATCGCGGGATACTTTGATTCCTTCACTGATCCCAATTCAAAAGGAGTAGATGGTTACAAACATCTACAAAAACATGTTTTTTCTAAATGTGATACAGATGTCTACATGCATAGCTGGGACTTTGAAAAAAAACAATTTGTGTTAGACCTTTATGGAGAATCTGTTAAAGGTTATTGTTTTGAACCCCAAATAGATTTTTCATCTATAGAAACAGTTCAACAGGTTGGAGGATATGTTCCTCAATCTCGCCTTTTTTCTCAATATTATTCTGTGCAAAAATCTTTTGAGTTACTTGAAGAAGCAGGTGAAAAATATGATTGTGTTATCAAAACACGATTTGACGTTGGAAGGATAAATAGACGGACCTCTGGCGCACCTAATTCTCACAGCCCGTATGCAGTTCAATGTATAAATTTTGATCCTAATTTAGATATGCAAAAATTTTATTTAGCAGAATGGTCACAACAAACTTTTGATGAAGAGGGACCAGCCGATATGTGGTTTTATTCAAACCAACAGAACATGACGGCGTTTGCTAATTTTTTTAATTTAATCAAAAAAGAAATGAGAGTAGGGAGTGAAATGGAAAAATGGGCTGGGTCCAAACACGGAGGTTTAGTTAATGGCATTAAGTGTTATAAATGGTTCTTGATAAGAAACGGTCTTTGGGATAAAAGAGTTGCACTACCTACAACATGGGAATGAAAAATTATTGTATTATTATGTATTCTCACAGCAGCTATAGTGATGCTTGGGAGATGTTTTGTGGTCAGATAGAAAAATATCTACCTAAAGAAATTAAAAGATATGCGTTTGTAGATGAATCTAATAATTTACCAGAAAACTGGGAGATTGTTACTTATGATGAATCTTTATCATATAACAAGCGCATGGCTTCATGCCTTAATGCAATAAATGAAGAATACGTCATACTCCATCATGAAGATATGCCGCTATACGATAAACCTGATTTAGATTTTATAGAGGATAAAATAGAGATGATGCCTCTTTATAATATTGATTACATAAAATTAATTAAGGGGGGGAATGTAGGTATACCTGAGACACAATTTTCTGATAAGTTATATGAGTTACCTAGAAATGGTGATTGTTATTTTTCTGTTCAACCTAGTTTGTGCAAGAGAGAGTCTCTTCAGAAACTTTATGAGAACTGCGATGTAGAAAACATACATGAGTTTGAACCCAAAGCCCACCTCATGTCTATCTTGCTAAATTATAAAAATTTATATTACTATGACAACGAACCACAAAGAGGTCTTTGTCATTGGGATTCAAAAGTATACCCTTATGTAGCAACAGCTATAGTTAAAGGTAAATGGAACTACTCTGAATATGAATCAGAGCTGTCTATTTTACATAAAGAATACAACATAGATAAAAACATTAGAGGAGAATTTTTATGATAAAACTATTAATATTAGATGTTGACGGTGTTTTAACAAACGGTAAAAAGTATTATGGCGAAAATGGCTTGGGTAGACTTAAAAACTTTTGCGACAAAGATTTTACAGCCATCAAAAGAATTAAGGCTGCTGGTGTAAATGTATGCTTCCTAAGTGGTGACGAAAATGTCAATAGAGCTGTGGCTGAAAATAGGAATATAGATTTTCATTTTGCTAGAGGTAGAAATAAAAAAGATTTTTTAGAGAAATTATGTATGCTCTACAATTGTTCAGCAGATGACATTTGTTTTGTAGGAGATGACATATTTGATATGGATTTACTAAATGCAGTAAAATATTCTTTCTGTCCGTCTGATGCTTGTGAAGATGTAAGAACTTGTTGTTCTAACGTGTTACTTAGTAAAGGTGGCGATAATGCGATTGTAGAACTTTATGAGTATTTAATTTCTACTAATTTAGTTGAGAGGTCAGATTTAGAATCTATAATTGATCTTGATGCAGCAGAGAGATTTTAAGCTTGGTTTGTTTGGTAGAACTTACCTAGACACTATAGTTTATTTAGATAAAATAAAACTTGGTGAAACAAACAAAGCTAAATACATTACAAAAACTTCTGGTGGTATTTTTAATATTTCAAAAGCAAACATACCATCACTAAGAACCTATTGCTACTCTGACAGTCAAGTCGAAGCTTTCATAATTAGCGAGTCGAAAACCTCTACTAGAAGCTCAATTGTTCATTCGTTATCTAAAAAAACAAAACCGACAATCAAAGAAGAGTTACTTGATTGGCTACATGTAGCTTATGTTGATGATTTATCATATGTAGATGTTTTAGATAATTTAAATGTAAAACTTAGCTTAGACTTTTGCACTCTAGATCCTAGAGGGGAATATATGAATCTAATCAATAAGGCATCTCTAATTTTTGATTCTAGAGAAAGAAAACCTTTATATAATTCAATCAAAACAAACACGCCTTTAATACTTCACGATAAAAATGGGTGTGAGTGTATTATAAATGGCGAGTCTGTTAGTAGAGGCTTTACAGAGCCTATGGATGATATTCATGTCAATGGAGCTGGGGATATTTTTGCTGGAATATTTTTGTCAGAATACTATAATTCTACGTTAGATAAAGCCATCGAATCAGCTTCACGTATGACAAGTAGTTACCTGATACAATGAAATACAATTTACTTTTGCCGATAGCTGGTAAAGCCCAAAGGTTTGTTGATCAGGGTTATAGTATGCCTAAACCTTTAATAATGGCTAAAACTAAACAAGTCATTGATTGGGCTATGGAATCAGTTGACACAAAAGATTGTAATCTAATTTTCGCTGTAAGATTAGAGCACATTAACAATTTTTCTATTGATCAAATTCTAAAGCAAAAGTTTGGTCAAGACACTAAAATAGTGGTAATTGATCATGATACAGATGGCTCAGTATCAACATGTTTGTTAGCGAAACAATACATAGACAATGACAACCCGCTGATAATATACACACCAGATGTTTACTTTCAGAATAGGTTCGACCCTGATACAATAGATGATAATTTAGACGGGTTACTGCTTACATTTAAAGCTAACAGCCCAGCTCATAGTTATGTGGCAACTAATGAAGATGGGTTTGCTATTAAAACAGCAGAAAAACAAGTTATAAGTTCTGATGCGGCTGTTGGAGTTTACTATTTCAAAAAGGGTAAATATTTTGTAGAGTATGCTGAAGAGCTTGTTGCTAAAGACATTAGAACTAAAGATGAATTCTATATCTGCCCCATGTATAATCTGTTAATCAGAGACGGTCGCAGTGTTAGTATCAAGCAAGTAGAGAAAATGCATGTGTTAGGCACTCCAGAAGAATTAGAATTTTTTGTTGATAAGGTTGCTTATAGATTCGGTGAAAAACCTGTTGGATTATGCTGCGATCACTCTGGATATCAAAGAAAACAAGACGCTAAAAATGTTTTAAAATCTTTAGGTATAGAGTATGTTGATTTTGGTTGTCACGTAGAAAGAGATGTTGATTACAACGCTTATGTAAACCAAGCAGTTGAGTCTCTGAATAATAAAACTTGTGATTTTATTTTAGGTTTTTGTAGGACAGGACAAGGAATTAATATTTTAGCTAATCATAAAGAAGGAGTCAGAGCTGCGCTTATATTTGATGAATACACAGCAGAAATGTCGCGTAGACATAACTGTGCAAATTTTTTCTCTATCCCATCTAAATACACCTCAATAGCATCTTTGATGGACATCATAAACACGCTTCAAAAGTCCTCTTTTGATGGAGGTAGACATATGACCAGAATAAGCATGATGATTTGAAATGATTTTAGTATCACATAGAGGTAATCTTTCTGGTCCAGATCCAGACAAAGAAAACAATCCTACTCAAGTTAACAAAACTTTAGATTTGGGTTATGATTGTGAAGTAGATTTGTGGATAAAAGATGACGTTTGGTATTTAGGGCATGATGAGCCTAAATATGAGATAGACATGAATTTTCTTTCTAGACCTAGATTGTGGATACATGTAAAGAATTTAGAGGGTTTAGAAAAAATTCCAAGGTGGATGAACTTTTTTTGGCATCAAACCGATGATTTTACACTAACCTCTAAGCATTTTATTTGGACTTTCCCTGATAAAAAAACTTGTCAAAAATCTGTTATCGTTGATAATAACAAGAACTGGCGAGACAAAAACTACAATTGTTTCGGGGTATGCACTGATTGGGTCTTATGAAGAAAATAATTATTACAGGAGTTACAGGACAAGATGGTAGTCACATGGCAGACTATTTACTTAAAAACACGGAGCACACAGTTATTGGAGGTGTCAGAAGACTCAGTGTTAAAAATCACAAAAACATTGAGCATCTAGAGCGCAATGACAGATTTTATCTTATTGATTTGGACATAGCAGACCCAGAGAACACAGATAGAGTCATAGCCAAAGAGAAGCCTGATTACTTTATAAACTTTGCCGCTAATTCTTTTGTGGGTAGTAGCTGGGAGATGCCCGTTAATCATATGCAGACTAACGCTATGGCGGTGTTGCATCAATTAGAGAGTATTAGAAAACATGCTCCACATTGCCGATACTACAACGCTGGCTCATCTGAGGAGTTTGGTGATGTTGTATCTACGCCGCAGGATGAAACGCACCCACTGCGCCCCAGAAGCCCGTATGGAGCAGCTAAGTGTGCCGCTAGACATCTTGTCAAGGTTTACAGGGATTCTTATGATTTGTATGCAGTTCAAGGTTGGCTTTTTAATCATGAGGGTGTTAGAAGAGGAGAAGAGTTTGTTACTAGAAAAATAACAAAAAATGTCGCTAGAATATTAAAAGAATTTGAGCAAGGCAAAACTATTAAGCCTCTACAACTCGGTAATGTTGATGCCAAAAGAGATTGGAGCGATGCAGAAGATTTTGTTAGAGGTGTTTGGTTGATGCTAAATCAAGATAGAGATAACCCCAAAGACTACGTATTATCTTCTGATGAAACTCATACTATTAGAGAGTTTGTAGTTGAAGCTTTTAATTTTGTTGGTTTTCATAGAAGTGTTTCTGAATGGAGAGGTGAAGGTTTAGAAGAGAAGTATTTTCACGGCAAAGATTGCTTTGTGGAAATTAATAAAGATTTTTATCGTCCAGCTGAAGTTGATTTACTGTTGGGTGATTCTACAAAAGCCCGTGAAGAACTCGGGTGGCACCCGAAGACGAACTTTATCCAATTAGTCAAAAAAATGGTTGACTACGATGTCGCTTCTGATAGCGTGTATCCATAGTGGCAAAATATAAAGGCCCTAACAAGAGGGACATCATATTCCGTCTGGTAGAAGTGCCAGACAAAGGTAGGCGACCTTTTTTCGCTAGAGAAATGAAGATGCTTAACGATCTTTGTTATCGTTACTCGCAAGACTTTCTTGCTGTAGTTTCGTTTGATAAAAAATTTGATTCATTAGCCTATCTTGTCAGTGACAAGCTAAGAGGAACCCTCGATGAAAAATTTAGAGCTTTCAATTTTAAGGTTGACTTGTCTAAATACAAAACCTACGATATTGGAGAGAAGGTAGGACAAGATGTGAACTTACCGCGCAAAAGTAAAACTATAAAAGATTTTTTAGATGAGTGAAGGACCAGACGCAAATAGTATTCTAGGCAATTTTTTGAAAGCAAACAAAAGCTATCACTATAATTTTGAAGAAGAGCATGATTATAGAGTCTCTAGCGGCTCTCTTCAGTTTGATCTATGCATGAACGGAGGCTTCGGACCTGGGTTACATCGCTTCACTGGTTTAACAGAGGGCGGCAAAACTTCAGAGGCTTTAGAGGTTATGAAGAACTTCCTAAGCACAATAGAAAAAAGTAGAGGTTTTTATATTAAGGCTGAAGGAAGGTTGGGCAAAGAGATGAGGGAAAGGTCTGGGGTAAAATTTGTGTGGGCAGAAGATGAATGGGTGGATGGGACTTGTTTTGTTTTAGAGACAAACATCTACGAAACAGCAATGGCTTGTATCAAGGAATTCATTGACAATAATAAGGATAAGCATAAATATTGTTTCATATTAGATTCTGTGGACGGCTTATGTGCTAAGAATGACGCTGCTAAAGGTTTTGATGAATTCGCTAAGATAGCAGCAGGAGCAAACATCGCATCTGTTTGGTGCAAAAAGACTAGTATAGCTTTAGGCAAAAGAGGACACATGGCTATCTTTATTAGTCAGGTGAGGTCAGAGATGAGAGATCCATACTCTAAAGAACCCCCTAGACAGTCTGTATCTACAGGCGGCTACGCTTTACAACATTATGCTAATAGCGTAATTCAATTTCAACCTAGATATAAATCGGACTTGATTCTTCAAAACCCTAGCATAAAAACTATTGACGAGAAGAAAAATCCAATCATAGGTCATTTTGCAAAAGTTTTGATCTGCAAATCTCCTAACGAAAAATCTAATGTAAGCTTGACTTACCCTATAAGATATAATCGCTCTGGAGGTAACTCGATTTGGATCGAGAAAGAAATTGTAGATTTGTTATACGCTTGGGAGTTTGTCGAAAAGAAAGGCGCATGGATTAAGCCTACAGAAGACTTTAAAGAACTTCTTGAAGAAAATAATCTTGATTTTCCAGAACAGATACAAGGAGATAATAATTTATTTAAAACTCTAGATCAGGATGAGGATTTATGTAAATTCTTAATAAACTATTTTGGAGAGCAAATTTCGGAATGAAGTTCATTGATAGATTTGGTAAAGAAAGAAACCTCAAGAACGCAAAAAAATACTTAATTGACTGGGATAAACCTAGCAGGAGTAAGTTCCAAACAAACGTAAAAAATTTTCTGCGACTGTATTGGGAGAATGATATTGTGTTTGAAGAGTTTAGGGTTGTCGGTAGTAGGTTGACTTTAGATTTTTACAATGCTAATAAAAAAATAGCTGTTGAGGTTCAAGGCGCTCAACATACTAAATTTGTTAAACATTTTCATAAAAATCATTTCAAATATGCCGATCAACTCAAAAGAGATGAGCAAAAATTAAACTTTTGCCAAGCTAATAATATAAAACTAGCAGAGGTTTATCCTCAAGATGAAATACAAGCTTCCTTATTTAGTAACCAAGATATTTACTTATGAACTTAGACGATGAAGAAGAATTTTGCATACCATCTGAATTAGTAGAGAAGATCTATGACCTCTCAGGTGGTGTTGATAAATATAAAGGGGTTATTATGGCTGTATCCTCTGAGAATGGTAAGCCTTTAATATATTGTAAGTTTGATTGCGGGATGACAGAGTTTGCTTTGATGAAAGCTCTTGAGAATCATTTATCTTCACCTCCACCAGAAATGACACAGGATGATCTATAATTTTGAATTAGAAAAACAATTATTAGCGGGTCTTATCAAAGAGCCTGACGCATTGTCTGAGATATCCAACTTTATAGGAAACTCAGATTTTTATTCTGAGCAAAGCGCACTTCACTCGACAATATTCAGGATCATAAAGCAAGCTATCGACTCTGGTGATGAGATTGACGAAGTTATCATCGCTCAGAGAGTGAATGAAGTAGGTTTGTCATTTGAAGATAATCTCAACCCTGCTGATTACATCAAGTCATTAGCTTTGAGAAAAGTGCCTAAAGGAAACGCTCTTAAGACAGCTAAAGAATTAAAAAAATATTCTATCAGGCGCGAGATATTGCAGTCTTCACAAGAAATCGCTAAAAAGATGAAAGCGATGCCCCCAGAGGCTTCTTACAGGGCTATCGTGGAGAGTGCAGACAATGTTTATAATTCTCGTATAAATCTTTATGAGCTTGGCAACGATGTCCCAGAAAACATCTATGAGGAGATGGAGGCTATCATCGAAGATAGAGGTAATAACCCACTGACTGAATTTGGGATGATGGGGCCTCATCCAAAAGTTAATGAGATATACGGCTCCCTTCTAAGACCTGGAAACATAACAGTTGTAGTGGCAAGATCTGGCGTGGGTAAAACCCAATTCTGCATGGATTATTCTACTAAAGTGAGCTTGCAATATGATGTGCCTGTTCTTCACTTTGATAATGGAGAGATGAGTAAAGAGGAGCTTGTCATGCGTCAGTGTGCGGCTTTGTCTGGGGTAGCTATGCATCTTTTAGAAAGCGGTAAGTGGCGACAAGCGGGTGAAGAGGTTGTGAGTAAGGTTAGATCTGTTTGGCCAAAGATTAAAAACCTTAAGTTCTTTTATTACAATGTGGGTGGTATGGATGTAGACACGATGGTAAACACACTGAAAAGGTTTTATTACTCAAAGGTGGGTCGAGGTAATCCTATGGTATTTTCTTTTGATTATATTAAGACAACATCTGAAAATATAGCTAACAAGTCTGAGTGGCAAGTGGTGGGTGAGATGGTAGACAAGTTTAAAAAATGCGTCCAAAAAGAAATCTTGCATGATGGAAACCCAATCATACCGATGATTACATCTGTTCAGTCTAATAGATACGGTATTACCAATAATAGAAACTCACAAAATATAGTTGATGATGAATCTATTGTTTCCTTATCAGATAGGATTACTCAGTTCTGTTCTCACATGTTCATCCTACGCAATAAGACTGCTGATGAGATCGAGACTGAGGGTGGCAGATTTGGCACACATAAACTAATCAATGTTAAAGCTAGGCACTTAGGCAGCGATATAGCGGGAGCTATAGAGCCAGTTAGGATAGGAGACTCTTTAAGAAAGAACTCTATAAATCTAGAGTTTATGAATTTTAATATTACTGAGCGTGGCGATCTGAGAGACATAGCTAGAGTTCAGGATGGAGATGAAGAATTAGATAGTGATGGATTCCAAGAAACAATCCCAGACTTTGATCAATTCTGAAGATTTTCAAGGGATACTGGAGTCTATTGGATATTCTCTAATTGACTGCGGAGATCACTGGAGAACTCAGGCTATTTATCGTGACGGAAACAACAAAACTGCTGTAAAGATATATAAGAATACAGGAGTTTGGATGGATTTTGTGCAAAACAAAGGCTGTATGCCTTTTGAAGCATTGATACGTCTTACCCTAAAAGACGATAGAGAAGTTGCTAAAATTATTGGTGATGGGTCTGTGGTTACAGAAACCACCTATGAACCTAAACAAAAGATAGAGATGGAAAAGATATACCCAGATTCTACACTTGATAGGCTTTTCCCTAACTATAACTTTTATAAAAAAAGAAATATTTCTGATAATACCCAAGAATTATTCCAAGCTGGTCTTGCGGGTGTTGGTAAAATGTATAGAAGGATGGTTTTTCCTGTATACAATGAGCATCAACAAATTGTTGGCTTCTCTGGCAGGAAAGTAGATGATGATAACGACTATCCAAAATGGAAACATATAGGAAAAAGAAACAATTGGGTCTATCCAGCTTTCAACGAGAAAACATGTGTAGATCAAGAAATAACAAAAAAACAAGAAGTTGTCTTAGTAGAAAGCATTGGAGATGCAATGGCGCTTTATGATCAAGGTATTAAGAATGTGTTGGTTATCTTTGGTTTATCTGTCAACAATAACATTGTTAACTATCTTAATAGTAAGTGTATACGTCATATTTATATTTCGACTAATAATGACAAAGCTAGTGAACAGAATCGGGGATTCATAGCAGCATTAAAAAGTTTTTTGAAGTTGTCTAAGTATTTTGATTTAGATATGCTAACTGTAAAATTTCCACCTAAAGGTTATAATGACTTTGGTGACGCTCATTTAGATGACTATGATCTAAATTCTTGGCTTGATAAAAATATAGACAAGAATGCCCAGATAAAATATATCTTAGAGTTTGTTAAAAATAACCCCTCTAGCTTCACTAAAAAAGATATTAAAACAGCCCTATTTATTAGTGATGCCTGAACCGAATACACCTTTATCTGCAAGCAGGATAAAGACGGCTCAATCGTGTTCGTGGTTATACTGGTGCAAATACAAACTAAAATTACCAGACAAAAGTAATGAGGGAGCCAAGCGTGGCTCCATTTGTCATTTAGTGTTTGAGGTATTAGGCGTTAAAGGACGCAAAAAATATTTTAATAAAATACTTAAAACAGAAGATGTTTTTTGTATACCCTCCATAAAAAGGCTGATAATGTCTCATGCTGTTAGAGAAGGTGTAGATGATGAAGAAAATGTAGACATGATGAAGGACATGATCTTCAACGGTCTATCCTACGATTTTTTTGGAGGAGATATAGGGAAACCTACAGAAGAATACTCTGAAAAAGATTTTGATATTATCAAAAGTGATGGCGAAATAAAATACAAGATCAGAGGGTTCATAGATAAGCTCTTCTTGTATAAAAAGAAAAGGTTTGCTATAATAAGAGACTTTAAAACTAGTAAAGAAGTTTTTAAGGGTAAAGATCGGACAGATAACTTACAGGACTTAATGTATAGTTTAGCTGTAAAAAATTTATTTCCAGAATATTCAAAAAGGGTTAGTGAGTTCTTATTTTTAAAATTTGATCTAGATCCTAACGCTGAAAAATCGGGTGTCATGCGTATGGAGCCTTTAGATGATGATGAACTTGCTGGTTTTGAAATACAGCTCTCTGAGATACAGAGATATCTCGATAACTTTACAGAGAAAGACGCTATAAAAAACTACGCAGCTCATCAAGGGTTTCCAACGGATAATTCCTTCAGCGGCAAACTATTATGTGGTTTTGCTACTCAAAAAGGAGAACTTAAAAAAGATGGTAATCCAAAGTGGCATTGTTCGATGAAGTTTGATTTTTTTTATTATGAGATCTTAGATCAAGAGGGTAATATTATTAAATCTTATTTTGAAGAGGACTTTTCAGAAGATTTAGTGCCAGAGGGTTGCAAATACGAAATGCGATACTACAAGGGTTGTCCTGCACATTGTTCTTGACTTGATGTTTACTGATTGTAAAATGTAGAGGATGACTCCAGTATTTAAGTCAACCTTTTCCATAGGTAAAAGCATTTTGACCTTAGACAAGGAATCAAAAGAGGGTGGAGCTGATAGCATCATTGAGATTTGTAAAGAGAACTCAATCGGATCGCTTGTCTTAGTAGAGGATTCTATGACGGGTTTTGTCACGGCTCATAATCGCTGCCAAGAAGAGGATATTGCTCTTGTTTTTGGCCTTAGAATCACCTGCTGCAACGATATAAATGAGGATGACAACTCAGATCACAAAATAGTTATATTTGCAAAAAATGATGAGGGTTGTCGCTTACTTTACAAAATTTATTCTTACGCTCACACAGGAAAAGGTAAGGTAGATTTTGCATTCTTGAATAATATTTGGACTAACGATGTTGAGCTTGTTATACCCTTTTATGATTCTTTTATTTTCAACAACAATCTTTATCTTAAAAAGTGTATCCCCGACTTTAGCGATATATCCCCGACATTTTGGGTAGAGAGAAATAATTTACCTTTTGATACTTTACTAGAGAGAAAAGTTATAAAATTTTCTAAAAGTTTGCAAAGACCAGTTAGGCTAGTCAAAAGTATTTTTTACAAAAACAAAGACGATGCAGAAGCATTGCAAACATATAAAATTCTTTGTAACAGAAACTTTGGGAAAGCTGCTACATTAAGTAGTCCAAGGTTAGAGCATTTTGGTAGTAAAGAGTTTTGTTTTGAATCATATCTAGAGAGTAAAAATGAACGAGACGCTTCTTAGGTTTAATAAAAAACAAAAGTATCTAGTCTTTGATACTGAGACCGAAGGTCTTAATTTAGTTAGCTCAAAGCCTTGGCAGATAGCTTGGCTTGTAGCGGAGGGTGATAGGATTATATCTAAGCATGATCTTTATATAGATTGGCCTGATCTAAATGTCTCTCCAGATGCAGCTAGAGTTACAGGGTTCAGTCAAGCCAGCTATAGAAAAAAATGTAAGCCACCAGAAGAAGTTTGGGATCTCTTTGCTAAAGACTTTTATGACCCAAATACTCTTTTAGTAGGACAAAATGTTTTAGGTTTTGATGTCTATATGCTTAATGTTTGGAGACATCTTATGCGCCAGAAGGTTGATTACGATTACGTATCAAGGATAATAGATACTAGAGCTTTAGCCACTGCTATAGCTAAACAAATACCTGTAGATAATGAAGACTTTATTAGCTGGCAATATAGATTAGTGAACTATAAAGAGAGAGGATTGAAAACATCTCAAGGCTTTTTGCTAAAAAAATATAACATTCCTCATGATGCTAAGAGATTGCATGATGCCTTATATGACATAGAGATGAATTTTAAGATATTTCGCAAACAACTTTTTGAATTAGACATATAAACTATGAACATACTACAAATTGGCTGCAATGAAGCAAACGATAAGGTTAGCGAATTGCTTAAATTTTATAAACAAGAATCGCCCAAAGCTTTATTGGTCGATGCATCGTCTAGCGCCCTTGATTTGGCCAAAGAATTCTATAAGGACTTTAATAATATTAAATTCCAGCATGTCGCGGTAGTGGATACAGATGAAAAGGAAGTCGATTTATTCTATCCTGTGGATGTTCCTAATAACGTGCATTGTTCTCTTCTAGAACAGCATGTAAAAACTCATAAGAAGATAGAAGGGGAGATATCAAATAAACCTCCTATGGAAGTTAAGAAGGAAAGGGTTTCAGCCCTTCGGATCAGCACACTTTTGGACTATTTCGATGGTGAACCTATAGATAGGCTTTATGTGGACGTAGAGGGTTTAGACTGTCAGATTATCAATGATATCAACTTAGATAAATATAAGATTGGATATATCCGTTTTGAACACAGTCACTCTGAAGGAACTTTTAAAACAAATGGTCCGACTCTAAAGAAAACGGTTCAACGTCTTTCAGAGTTTAATTACTCAATTATTGTTGATCAAAAATGTCCTGAAGATTTAGTCGCCATAAAGATGATTTAAAATGAGTTTCACAGGTTATAATACCCCTTTTCCAGTTGGAGTAAAACTCCCTAAAATTGAAATAGAAAAAAAATATTACGATCAGGTATCTTGTGATGACCTGGGAAATACATTTCAATTCCTTAGAAAGCTATGCTTTAGCAAGGTCAAACAAAAAGGCATAGACAAACTAGATAACGCTACAGTTTATTATGAAAGATTAAAAGAAGAGCTGACAATCTTTGATGAGTTAGGTTTTGTGGATTACATACTTTTGAATTGGGACATTCTCAATTATTGTAAAGAAAATGATATTCCCACGGGTGCGGGTCGGGGTAGCGCAGCAGGATCTTTAGTGCTCTACGTTATTGGTGTTACTAATATTGACCCAATTAAATATGATCTTTTCTTTGAAAGGTTTGTTTCCAAGAGCAGAGCTAGAAAGATAGAGCATGAAGGTGAGGTTTATCTTGATGGTAGCTTACTAGCTGATGTTGATAACGACATTTCTTATGATCGTCGGTTAGAAGTCATTAAATACATAGAGAAAAAATTTGAGGGCAGGACATCTAAAATTTTAACCTTAAACACATTAAGTAGTAAGCTCTGCATGAAAGAGTGTGGCAAGATAGTCGAGGAGCTTAATGAACAAGAAGTCAATCAAATCAGCGATACTATTCCAAAACACTTTGGTATTGTTGCTAAGTTAGATGACGCTTATGAAGAGAGTGAAAGTTTTCGATCTTATGCAGATAAACATTGTAAAGCTTTTAAGATAGCAAAAAAATTACAAGGGTTAAATAAAAACACTGGAGTTCATCCATCTGGCATTTGTATTTCTTACTATGATTTAGAAAACATCATGCCACTGCAAACAACAAACGATGGGGCGCTTGTTTCTGGTTATGACATGAATGATGTCGCAAGCCTTAGTGTTAAGTTTGATATTCTAGGTTTGCGGACATTATCAGTGGTTCATGACGTTTGTAAGCAGCTTGACATTAAAGCAGAAGACATAGACCCCAATGACGATTCCATATACGCCGCTCTCGCTTGCTTAAGATCTCCTCAAGGACTGTTCCAGATAGAGGCAGAGACTAATTTCAAAGTCTGTCAACAGATTGCGCCTCAAAACTTAGAGCAGTTATCAGCAGTTGTAGCTATAGCAAGACCTGGGGCTTTAGACTTCAAAGATAGTTATGCTGATTATGTTAGAACTGGAGAGTTCCAGTCTGTGCATGAGTTTTTTGATGACATCCTTAGCTATACGGGGGGTATTCCTCTTTACCAAGAACAGCTTATGAAAATGGCTGTCAAAGTTGGTTTTAGTCTAGATGAGTCAGAGCAGTTGCGCCGTATAGTAGGTAAGAAAAAGGTTGATCAGATGCCAGCTTGGAAAGCTAAGATCGAACAAAAAATACAAGAAAATGAATTAGATCCAGCTATCGGTGATGTTCTTTGGAGGGTCGCAGAGGATTCTGCCAACTATTCTTTTAACAAGTCTCACTCAATTAGTTATGCCTACCTTGCTGCTTGCACTGTTTACTTAAAATTTAATTATCCTCAAGAATTCTTTTTAAGTCTTTTAAAATACACTAAGTATGAACCAAACTCTCATGAAGAGATAGCTAAAATCACGCAGGAGCTTGGCAACTTCGATATAAAGCTTTTACCACCAGACCTAAACAAGTCTGACATTGATTTCAAGATAGAGGGTAAGAACATCAGATATGGTTTGAACTCAATCAAGGGTGTATCTACCAAAGTTTTAGAGTCCCTTCTAGAGTTCAGAGAGGAAAGTTTCGAGAACAAATATGAAGTATTTATCTCTGCGAAACAAGCGGGTTTAAATATAGGAACTTTGTCCGCACTAATACAAGCTGGCTTACTTGATTCATTTGTTTCTAGCAACAGATGCAGGTTGGTTTTAGAGGCTCAAACATTTAATATTCTCACAGACAGAGAAAAAAGAAATTTAATATCTCTAGGAGAAGACTACAATTACGATATAATCACTGCCATACATGATACTCGTAAAAAAGACATGGTTGGTGATGATAACCGCAAAATGTTTGCTGATCGCAGGTTTGAAACTTTTCGCAAGAAATTTGCACCATACAAAGAGATATTTGACATGAATCGACAACATCTCAAATATGCGAATTGGTTTTTTGAGGAGAAGTTGCTTGGTTATAGTTATTCACATAACATTAGACAGGTGTTTAGCTACGAAGATGAGTTTCACTCATCAGAGGTAATTATAGATTTGCCAGAAAGGTCTAATGTAAAATTTGTAGGTGTGCTAACTGATATAATGAGGAGAACTAGCAGAAATGGTAATAAATATGCTAGGTTATCAATACAAGATGAAGTTGGTTCAGTAAACGGTCTTTTCTTAGATAGCAATCAAGAATCTAGGTTGACTGATTACTTAGATAGTGGTAAAAAACTACCAGTTAAAAACGATATTATAATTATATATGGATCGAAAGGTGATGATGTCGTGTTCATTGATAAAATATTTCCGTTAAAGGATAAAATCTACATGAAGTTATCTGAAGTTAAATAGTGTAAAGAATTATGATGGGTCTAACCGATTTCAATCTAACCCCAAAAGCTAAACAAGGTTTAAAGGATGCCAAAAATTTTGCAGAAGCTAATGGTCACTCTGTTGTGGACTGTTCTCACTTAATATATGGTTGTCTAGCTAACTTATCTGATAGTTTAAAAATAAAATTTAAAGGGTATGGGGTGCCTCTAGATACCGAAAGGTATGCTAAAATATTTAGAGAATACGCATCTAAACATCCCAAGAAGTTTGAATCAACAAAAGGGCAGGGGGGCTGGCATCAAGATGTCAATGACATTATTGTCTTTGCTAAAGAGTTCTCTGATATGTTTGATAGTTTCTTTATCAACGTAGAACATATACTTTATACTGTATTAGATATGGGTGGAGAGCTTGTAGAATATTTACGTAGTAAAGAAATTGAGCCAGCACACGTAAAAGATGTAATAGAGACACATGTTTTAGAGACAAGTATACCTCCCACAGATCAAGTTAAGAATATACTACAAATAGAGGGCAAAAAAGGCCCTAAATTCGTAAAATTTGTGGATGAAACACCAACTAAGCCAGCGGTTAGCAATTTGCAACAATACTGCATAAACTTAAATGAAAAATTTTTGACCGATCAACCTGCTAAAATTACAGGTAGAAATAATGAAACAAAAAATCTTATAGAGATTTTATCTAAAAAGAATAAAAGTAATGCTATACTGGTTGGAGAGGCTGGCGTGGGAAAAACTGCGATTGTAGAAGGATTGGCTCAAAAAATTGTTACCCAACAAGTGCCACCACATCTCGGCATGATGACGATTTATACCGTTGACATTAGCGCAATGATAGCTGGCACGAAGTATAGAGGAGAATTTGAGGAAAGATTTAAGGCTTTGATAGCTGAAGCGGCTAAAGATGACCACATTGTGTTGTTTTTTGATGAAATACACACAATTATAGGAGCAGGTAATTCAGAAGGAGCTGTAGACGCATCAAATATGCTTAAACCTGCCCTCGCTAGGGGAGATATAAAGTGCATAGGAGCTACAACATCTCAGGAATATAAAAAATTCTTTGAGAAAGACACTGCTATGAAAAGACGTTTCGATAAAATTGTAGTAGAAGAGCCGTCTAAAAAAGCAACTAAAGACATAGTGATGCAAGCATTACCTTTTTATGAGAAGTTTCATCACGTAAAGTATACAGAAGATAATATAGACGCAATTTTAGATTTATCAGAGAAGCTTTTGAGTAATCAAAGATTTCCAGATAAAGCATTTGACTTGATAGACCAAATAGGCGCTAGAACCAAAATAAAATATTTTACGGAGTCTAAGGAAATGACAAGTGCTAAAGAAAAACTATGTAACTACCTAGTTAAAAATAATGATGACGAAAAAATGGACGAAGAAGAGTTCACTAACGTCATAAAAGATTATTTAAAAGAACTAGCTGGTAGCTCTAAACCAAAAGGGCGCAAGCATAAAATCAGGCAAAGTGACATTGTTACAATTTTTAGCGAAAAAACTGGTTTAGCCCCTAAAAGTATAGCTAAAAACAGCTCTTCATTTAATAATTTTGAGAAGCAAATGAATAGTGAAATCTTTGGCCAAGAACAAACGATTTCGGTTATAAATAACGCCCTTGCATGTGCTAAAGCTGGTTTAAATGATCCACAAAAACCTTTATCTAACTTCTTATTTATAGGAGGGACTAGCGTTGGTAAGACATTTACTGCTAAGAAAATAGCTAAATACTATTTTGGCAATGAAAAATCCTATATACAGCTAAATATGAGTGAATACCAAGATAAGACTGGTATTTCTAAGCTGATAGGTGCTAACGCAGGATACGTTGGATTTGAAGAAGGTGGATTATTGACAGAATTTGTTAGAAACAACCCTAATTGTGTTGTTTTGTTTGACGAGGTAGAAAAGTGTGATCCTAAAATTCTAGATTTACTTTTACATATATTAGATGAAGGCAATACTACTGATAATTTAAACAGAGATGTTGATTTTAGTAACACAGTTATAGTCATGACATCTAATATTGGACACAATGAAAACTCTAAAAGAAGCATGGGTTTTGTGCCAGATAAAGAAAGCGGCTCTAGCGTTTACAAAAAAGCTTTGAAGAGTCATTTACGCCCTGAATTATTAGCTAGGATAGATGAGGTGATATTCTTTAACAATTTGAACGACAATCACTTACAAAAAATCATCAACCAAGAGTTGAAAATCATCAAAGATCGTTTAGCAGAGAGAGGTCTAGAGCTAGAGTATCACGCTTCAATCAAAAAACACATTTTTAATCAAGTAAAAGAAAAAAATAGTCACGCCAGACAGATTAAAAACCTGGTAAAAAGTGCGATACAAGTGCCACTGTCTAAGTTTTTAGTGAAAAACAAGAAAATTGAGAAAATTTCTGTAAAAGTTGTTGACAAGGCTTTATCTTTCTTATAGAATCGCTCCAATGAAGAAAGTCAATACTCGGGTCATGAAAGCGATCCGTAATACCAAAGGTAGGTTCTTCGGTCTTTACACAACGCAAGGCGCAGCCATCAACGCCCAACTTATGGGAGAGACCGATAATTATGTTAATGTTTATGATCGTAATGCGGGTGTAAGTCGTAGGCTTGCTAAAACCAGTATCGCTGGTGTTCGTATTGCTGCCACAAATTTTGGCAAAGTTTCCTAACGCTCAAAAGGAGTTAACCCATCAAGAACCTCCCTTGAAAAAGGGGGGTTCTTTTATATTATAGGTGTGCATATTTCATCTTTATTTACCGACAAAGCTTATTCTTTTGAAGACAATGGGGACAATGAGGAGGATAAGAATTTTGCTAGTATGGTATTAAAAAAATTAAAACCTAATTTAAAATTTAGCAATATTCAAACAGAGGGTGTCTATGATGATTATGACCTTTTTTCTCTATTTGATGATGAAAAACAAAAATATAACCTAAAAATATCTTTAGATGATTCTGAGGGCATTTTGAAAAAAGAATCAACAGCACTTAAAAATACAAAATGTGCTAATATACCACTTTTTCTTGATTACTCTAAAGTAAAAGTTGGGGAGGAAGTGACATGCCTTCTAACTAAAGTGGAGGATGCGGAAAATATAAGAAATTTTGGCAGATCTGTAATATTTAGCGATATTGACAACTTTATTTCTTGCTACTCTAATGTTTTTAAAGATTCAAAACGGGTTCGTAGAAGCTACAACTCTGTATTAGATCTTAGTTTGAAAAATATGCATTTTAATAAGTTTTTGCCCGATGATAGCATAAAGGCTTTTGCGAGTTATACAGATTATGAGCTTTGTTTAGAATTTTTAAGTGTTTTACGTAAAGAGCTTACCGATTGTAAGGAGCAAGTAAAAGAACACTTAAATCATAAGTGTCATGGTAATTTGTGTCTAGAGGCTATATCGTATAATTACAATAGTTTTTACTTTGATTTTTTACACAATGTATCTATGGGGCATGAATATGTTGATTTAGTCGATATAATGCTAGAATTAGGGTTAAAAACAGAAGATGATGGTAGGTTTACTGATTTATTCTGCAATAAACTAGGAATTGGTTATGATAACAAAACTTATCAAAAATTTTATGAGCTACAAATAAGAAAAAAATTGGCAGAGTTATTGATATCTTATGTAAAAGAAGTTTATTTGTATGATTCATTTAGATACCAGAAGATATTTTTTATAGCAGATACTTTTTCACAATGTTACAAGAGATTTTGTTCTATAGATATTTTCAAAAAAAATAGAGAATTCATCATGAAAACCATCTGTGAGCCAATTTTTGGTGTAAAAGCTTAAGTAATGCCTCTCCCATCACCTAGAGATAAAGAAAAGAAGTCGGACTTCATGTCCAGATGTATGCTTGACCTTTCAAAGAAAGGTGAATTTAAAGAAGGAAAACAAAGAGTGGCTGTTTGTATGTCTCAGTTCGATAAAGGTGTCAGTGAGGCATCTGTTGTTGTAGGAGAAGAAGACAATGCTTTTTGTATGTTTTCTCAAGCGAATAAAGAGAACAAAACTCTAAATAAACCCTTTAGGACACCTAAAGGCCCTAAAAAATTCTCTGTATACGTCAAAAATAAAAAAGGTAATGTTGTTAAGGTCAATTTTGGCGATCCTAACATGGAGATAAAAAGAGATGACCCTAAGCGTAGGAAAGCATTTAGAGATCGTCACAATTGTGATCAAGCTAAAGACAAAACAACACCAAAATATTGGTCTTGTCGCATGTGGACAAAGAGGAGCGTTACTAGCATAACTAAGGCTTCTGTAAACGAGGAGTGGGATGGTGAGTATGTTTATGATCATGACGAGCTACTGGCTTTAAATCCTGCGTTAGCTGATGTAACTGAAGAAATTTCAGAGGCAGCAAAGCGTCCTGGGAGAAAGAGTGGCGCTCAAACTCCAGCAGAGCCTAGTGAGCGCAAAAGAGGGTCTAAAAGAAACCCTAAAGGCAGCGCTAAAAAAGGTGGGGGCAAGATTACTTTCAGTGAAAAAACCACTAATACTCTAAAAGAGAAGGTTAAGAACCATAACTCTAAATATTCTCGTAAAGTTACTTTAGGACAGTTAAAACGTGTATATAGGCGTGGTGCTGGTGCTTTTAGCACATCACACCGTCCAAATATGTCTAGACACGGCTGGGCTATGGCTAGAGTAAACACTTTTCTTAAAATGATGAAAGGTGGCAAGGTTAAAGAATCTTATAAAAAAGCTGATTCTGATATTGCTAGAGGCGAAGAGTCTGATAGCAGCCTCTGGGAAAACATTAGGAAGAAAAAAGAGCGTATTAAGCGTGGATCTGGCGAAAAAATGCGGAAAAAAGGCGATAAAGGTGCGCCTACAGCAGATCAAATAAAACGGGCCAAAGGTTAGTTTTTATGTAGAAAACAAGGGTTTATTCCTTAGTATTCTACATGATCGTTCAGTATTATAAGCCTAATTCAAAAAACACAGGTTGCGCTTTTAGTTTCGATATTGGAGCTAACAGAAAAAATCAAGAGCCTTGTGTATACGTTAGGGCTATAAAGCAGTATTCTTGGGATGCTTCTAAAAGAACAGGCTCATTTTCAGCTAACGCTAAAAACCCAGAGAAATCAATTTCTATAAAGTTAAATGAAATAGAAATAGGTGGTTTTATACACGCTATAGAAAAATACAAAGAGTTTTCAGCATTTCACTCATACGAGGATAACAAGACATCTATCGCATTTAAGCCATATACAAAAAAAGATGGCACTGCGGCTTTTTCTTTTGGTGTGACACGTAATTCTGCTAATAAATTTGGTATAGGAGTTGAAATGTCAGAGGCTTATGGCCTCTTAGAGTTTTTAAAGTTCTATCTACAAGAATTATATATGCATAGACTTGAAAACAATCAGAAACAAAGAAACTCTAATTATGAGTAAAAAAACTGTCTTAATACATTCTAATTTTGTCAGAGCTTTTACTGGGTTTGGTAAGAACAAAAAAAATATTATGCGGTATCTTTTTGATACTGGCAAATATAATTTAATAGAACTAGCTAATGGTCTTCACTGGTCAGACCCTCAGACAGAAACCGTCCCTTGGACTTGCAGAGGTAGTTTGCCACCGCAAAACGAATTACAAGCTATGGACCCAGATCACCAAAGAGCCGCTTCTTATGGTGGGAGACTAGTCGATAGAGCTATTAAAGAATTCAAACCCGATGTTTATATCGGAGTAGAGGATATTTGGGGTTTTGGTGATTATCACATGAAACCTTGGTGGGATAAAATAAATACTATGGTTTGGACTACACTGGATAGTTTACCTATATTGCCTCAAGCTGTAGATTTTGCGCCTAAGATTAAAAACTATTATGTTTGGGCTTCTTTTGCAGAAAAAGCTATGAGGGAACTAGGATACGATCATGTAAAAACCCTAAGAGGGTCTTTAGATACCTCAGTCTTCAGCAGACTTGATGATGATAAGCGTAAAAATTTAAGAACCAGTTTTGGTTTATCAGATGAGTTTATTATTGGGTTTGTTTTCAGAAATCAATTACGGAAAAGCGTCCCAAACCTTTTAGATGGCTTTAAAATATTTAAAGAGACACATCCAAATTGTAAACTTTTACTTCATACTCATTGGGCTGAAGGTTGGGATATACCTAGATTACTGGAAGAGAAAGAAATAGATCCTTCTAGCGTCTTGACCACTTATATTTGTAGTAATTGTATGACATATCAAGTCAGACCATTTTCTGGGCAAGAACAAGATTGTCCTTATTGTGGTTCTAAAAAAACAATGAACACTACGAATACTGGTAAAGGGGTAACAGATGAACAGTTAAATGAAATTTATAATCTTATGGATGTTTATTGCCACCCTTTTACAAGTGGTGGTCAAGAAATACCAATTCAAGAAGCAAAACTAACAGAGCTTATAACTTTAGTAACAAACTATTCTTGCGGTGAAGATAGCTGCGCTCCAGAGTCAGGCGGGATACCATTAAAATGGAGTGAATACAGAGAACCTGGGACTCAATTTATAAAAGCCTCTACATGCTCACAGGATATAGCTACAAAATTGAGAGTAGTATATAACATGAAAAATGAAGATAGGATAGCTCAAGGTAAGATATCTCGTCAGTGGGTCATAGATAATTTTTCTGTTGAAGTTATAGGTAAAAAACTAGAGCAGATTATTGATGAAATGCCACCTATTGATTATGACTTTGATGCGGACAACAAAATAGATTATGATGCTTCTTACGAACCAAAAGGAAATTATCCATCTCAAGAGGAATTCATAATAGATTTATATAAAAATATACTAAAAGATAAAGTAGATTCTAATTCTAGTGGAGTTAAACATTGGGTAAACCATTTAAAAAATGGAACACCTGCTAACGATGTAGTAAGACATTTTCAAGGGGTAGCGCAGCAGCAAATAAATAGAACTAAATCTGTAGAACTTAAGGATCTTTTAGATAAAGGTGATAGTGGTAAAAGGATAGCTGTCGTAATACCTGAAACAGAAACTGATGTTTTAATGATTAACTCGCTGATAAAAAATTTAAAAAAACAATACAAAAAACATAATATTTATGTGTTTACTAAACCTGAATATTTTTGTTTTATTGATGATAACCCTCATGTTCACAAGCTTATGCAATATAACCCAGCTATAGAAAACTCATTTGTAATGGAAGGGGCTGGGGATTACGAAGGATTATTTGAGATGGCGTTTTATCCGCACACCACAACTCAAAAAAATATTTCTTTCTTACATAATGGTGCTGATAAATTACAATTTACAATATAATGCCACATTTACTAAAAGAATATGCTAAAAATTTAGGAGTTAGAGCTTCTAAACCAATTGTAAAAGATCATTTTTTTCCTATTTTAGCGGATAAATATATCACATTAAACAATAATGATGACACTCCCTCTAAACACTATCCTTTTTACGATATTGTCTTAAGTTTGCTAAAGCCTTATTTAATTGAACAAAATATTAAAGTAATACAGCTTGGTGGTAAAATAAAAATCGCAGGTGTTGACAATGCTCTTAATTTAAAATACAAACAGCAATGTTTTGTGTTATCAAATTCGATGTTACATGTCGGATCTGATGGTTTTTTAAACCATACTGCTAGTTTAAAAAATATTCCTGTCCTTAGCGTGTTTGGGAACACACTACCTGATATAAATAAACCTTTATTTTCTAGTAGCTCTAAAACAATTAATTTACAACCAAAATGGGATAAGAAACCTTGTTACAATGCAGTTGACCCTCAGTTACAAATCAACTCTATAAAACCTGAGATTATAGCTCAGAATATTCTTGATTTGCTAAATCACAAACAAAAAATTAATTTTACTACACTTCATGTAGGACAAAATTTCAAAGCAAAGATGTTAGAAATTGTTCCGACAACAATGATGAACTTAAATGTATCACAAGATCAAGGTGTTTTGATACGTGCTGATTATGGATTCAATGAGCAGGTCTTTCTTAAATACTGTAAAAGTGCGAATGTTTCCATCTGTTGCGATAAACTAATACAACCTCATGGCTTGAAGCAAATAGCTAACAATGTAAAAGATTTTTTCCTTATAATAGATAAGAACATGGACACTATTCCTGAAAAATATTTCAGACTAGTTAAAAGTATGAATATTAATTTAGTTATCTTGTGCGAAAGAGAAGAGGATGTGCCTATACTCCGTAATAAATACTTTGATTTAGTTGTTAAACTTGCTTACCCAAAAGTCGAGAAACCAAACAATCTGGGTGTAAAAAACAAATTTTTTACCAACAAAAGAATAGTTTGTGATAATAAAGAATACTTAAGTTACGCTCATTTCAAAAAAGGGCTTGACTCATCTAATTCTGTATTAGATACTCCTGAATATTGGAGAGACATAGAGAACTTTTATATTTATGACACAGACAAAAACAGCCAAGAAGAAAGCAGCTAAGAAGCTTTACGGACCAGATATTTACAA